GCAGCGAGTTATCGCGCTTGCCAATCCCGGTCTCAACCACATCGTAGACCGTCCGCGTTTTGTGCGCATGTAATTCATCAACGCATCCAAAGTGGATGTTTAACCCATCGAGGGTTGAGCCTTCGGCCGAGAGCGCTTCAAACTTAGAGCCCGTGTTGAGCACATGCAAATTGTGCGCACCCACGCTAACGCCAAAGCGCTGCCGAAACCCCGCACTTGCTCGAGCCATAGCCTGAGCATCGCCAAACACAATCCGAGCCTGATCGCGCGTTGTAGCAAGCGAGTAAATCTCGGCGCCCCCTTCGCGGTCTGCAGCCAGCATATAAAGTCCAACGGCAGAAGACAGCGTCGACTTGGCATTACCCCTGGGCACTTCGATGTAGGAGCGCCTAAACCTGCGCTTGCCATCGGGTTTGATCCATCCAAACACGGTCGTAAGAATAAACGTCTGCCAGGGTTCAAGGGCAATCGTCTGGCCCGCAAGCGGCCCTTTGACATGGGGCAAGCGCTCGATGAAGGCGCACAAATTATCGGCTGGCTGGAAGTTCCTGCCGTCCTTGTCCGGGAGTTTGGGGTTGAAAAGAAACGGACTGGCTTTGCCTTTGAACTTGGCGAGGTCATCCAGTTGGCGCCGGCAGGCTCGCTGCACCCAGTGGCAAGCCAGGATTTCGCCGGCCACCACCTGTTCGGCGTACTGCTTGGCGATCATGGCCGTTTGAGTTTGGGCAGTCATGTAAGCGTGGAGATTCCGGCGGTGTGTTGTCATCAGCTACACATCCGGTTAGGATGTGTGTATCGATTGTGTATTCATTTGGAGATGCCATGCGTGACGCCGCCATCAATTTGCGAGCTCTGCCTCAACAGCGCGACCTGATCGACCAGGCCGCGCACCTGCTCGGGAAAACCCGCTCTGACTTCATGCTGGAAGCCGCCTGCGACAAGGCTCAGTCGGTGCTGCTTGACCAGGTGTTCTTCAGCCTGGATGACGCCAAGTTCCGGGAGTTCACGGCCATGCTGGATGCGCCGGTACAACCCAACCCAGGGCTGGAACGCTTGCTGGCTGTCAAGGCACCCTGGAAAGTTGGCGCATGAACTTGCGTGCCCCGGAGTTGTTGTCACCGGATCACCAAGTCAGTTCATTCGCCTGCGGCGAATCCACCCTCGATGAGTGGCTCAAACGTCGCGCGCTGGGCAACCAGGCCAGTGGTGCCAGCCGCACGTTTGTCGTTACAACCCCAGAGCGTGAGGTCATGGGCTACTACGCTTTGGCTGCAGGTGCCGTCGCACACCAAGACGCCACCCGGTCCATTCGTCAGAACATGCCCGACCCGATTCCAGTGATGGTCCTGGCCCGTTTGGCTGTCGATGCCCGAGCGCAAGGAATGAAACTGGGGGCAGCCTTGCTTCAGGATGCGCTGCAGCGTTGTGTACTGGTATCGCAAAACACAGGTGTGCGAGCCATGCTTGTGCATGCACTCAACGACCGTGCCCGCCAGTTTTACGAGTACTACGGTTTTAAGGCATCGCCCGCACATCCCATGACACTGATGCTGCGGATCAATCAGTCAACAATCTGATATTCAGCCAGCGATTTCAGACCAGGGATCGTTCTTGTTGACCGAATCCTGCGGCACCTGAACCCGCGAGCGCGATGCGGGGGTGAACCCCATCTCCGTCTCGTAGCCCTTCATCTCCTGGGCCAGATCCCGGATTACATCCATGAGCGGCGAGCGACGCAAGATGCCGCTTGGGGTTTTGATGATCATGCCGGCCACACCCGATCGATTAATTTTTCCCAACGCTTCACGGTAAAGCCCAGCGCAGTTGGCCCAGCGCTCCAACACGGATGCGTCAAGCGATGACAACAACCCCGGCGGTGCGTTCTGCACCGCATAGATCCAGGCCTCTTTGGCAATATCGGACATGTACTCAGGTGGCTCAGCCAACTGCCCGGCTGGGCGTGGCTCATGCGGGTTGGTTCGGCACTTCTGAAGCGTGCCCTTGATCTTCTTGACCGCAACAGGTAACGGTTTACGGCCGGCCATATCGCTCGAAGTCTTGCGCGTTGAGTGCGAACTGCGAAAGCTCAGACAAGGCCATTACGAGCAGATCCTGTGCCTGGGCGGGGGACATCTCTTCCAGTCCCGCCGAGATCCACGACGATACATCTGGCGTCTCGATCGCGGCCAGGTCTGCCATATAGGCATGCTCTGCGGTCAGTTCTAGCATTGGCTTTTCCAAAAAAAATATTTCAATTTGCACGCACAAGATTTTGGACACCCGCGCGCATCGCCACCGCACAACGGTAGAGATTTGACCCCCCTACCTCGTGGGCGAGGGGGTCTAGCGCCGGCCGGCAGTCTCTCTGGCCGTCTTGCGGTTGTGGCAAGCGACGCAGAGAGGCTGCAGGTTGGCCCTATCGAAGCGGGCACCGCCGTCTTTGAGCGGCACCACGTGATCCACCACTCCAGCCAGAACCAGGCGACCGTGGGCCTTACACGTAAGGCACAGCGGGCTTTCGCGAAGCACCGCAGCCCTCAGCACCCGCCAAGGCCTGCTCTGGTAAAAGCTCACTTCGGTATCAAAGACACGTCTGGCCCGCCCGTAGTCACGGTGCGCGCTGGTTCGGTGTTGGGGGCAAAAGCCCGGACTTGACAGTACCGCCCCGCAGCCAGGGTAACGGCAGGGCGTTGGGGCACGTCGGGGCATGTCGAGAGGTTGATCAAGAAATAAGCGACTGAAACGCGCGATGGACTTGCCTTTATCGGAAAGAAGAGCGGTCATATGAACACCATCAACAACCGCAAAGAGCAACCATGTCCAGCAAACTCACCCCCACGCAGCACGCCATCCTTACGCATGCTCTAGCCCAGACGCAGGGCAGGGTCCTTTGGTTTCCAGATGCCCTCAAGGGCAGAGCCAAAGACAAAGTCACCGAGAGTCTGCGCAAGTGCGGTTTCATCGCTCAGGTCAGGCGCGAGACGGTCGTCACCAAGGCGGGCTACGCGGCACTGGGCCTGAAGCCACCGTTCATTGAGCACCGAGCAGTCAGAACCCGCGAAACCAGCAAGCAGGCCACGGTGATCGACATGCTCAAGCGGGCCGAGGGCGCCACCATCGATCAAATCTGCGAGACCACTGGATGGCAACCTCACACCGTGCGTGGCGCAATCGCCGGTGCGCTCAAAAAGAAACTCGGACTAGTTATCCAGTCGAGCAAAGAATCAGGCGGCGAACGGATCTACAAAATCTCAGCGTGAGCAGACTCAGCGAGTGCCTCATCCGCATGCTCTGCCGCTCGGGTTGCTTTGCGGCCCGTGAACGCCTCCCAACGCTTGACGATCACGTCCACGTACTTGGGGTCGAGCTCGATGAGCCGGGCTCTGCGTCCTGACTTCTCGCAAGCAATCAGCGTCGAGCCTGAACCACCAAAGGGGTCCAGGACCAGGTCTCGGGTCTTGCTGCTGTTTCGAACCGCACGCTCAACCAGTTCCACCGGCTTCATGGTCGGGTGCAGATCGTTTTTCTGTGGCTTGTTGACGTGCCACACATCACCCTGATCGCGTGCCCCGCACCAGTAGTGATCGGTGCCATCTTTCCAGCCGTAAAGGATCGGCTCATACTGCCGCTGGTAATCGGCCCGTCCAAGCGTGAAGGTATTCTTAACCCAGATGATGAAGGTGGACCACTTGCCGCCAGCAGCCCGAAAGGCGCCTTGTAGGGTATCGAGTTCGCTCGATGACATAGCGATGTACACCGCACCTTTGGTGCGAGCGAGGATGTTGTCACAGGCATCGAACAAGAAGCTGCCGAACCCTTCGCCCAGGTTGTCGTTCATGATGGGGCGGTTTTTGCCCCGCATCTTGTCCTTGGCGGTATTGGCATAGTTGACGTTGTAGGGCGGGTCGGTGAAGGTCATGTCCACCAACTCCTCGCCGAGTAGGGCTTGATAGTCACGGGCCTTAGTGGCATCGCCGCAAAGCAACTTGTGCTCGCCAAGCACCCAGACGTCACCTGGCTTGGAAACCGGGGTCTCGGTGATCTCAGGTACGGCATCCTCATCGGTCAAGCCGTCTTGGGTCTGCTCTTCGCCGGCAATAAGCGCCTCCCACTCCTTAGGGGAAAAGCCAGTCAGCTCAAGGTCAAAGCCAGCGTCCTTCAACTCGGACAACTCGATGCCCAGCAGTTCGTCTTCCCACGAGGCGTTCTCGCCAATTTTGTTGTCGGCCAGGATCAGGGCGCGTCGCTGGGTGTCGTTAAGGTGCTCCAAGGGCACCACGGGAACCTCGGCAAGACCGAGTTTTCGCGCAGCAAGCAGCCTGCCATGGCCGGCAATGACGTTATTTGCGCCATCAATCAGGATGGGGGCGCCCCAGCCGAACTCACGAATGCTGGCGGCGATCTGCGCCACTTGAGCGTCGGAATGCTGCTTAGCATTGCGGGCATAGGGGATCAGCGAATCGACCGAGCGGTATTCGAGTTTGATGGGGTTCATGAAGGCTTGAAATGAAAAACCCGCCTCGCATTACATGGGGCGGGTTTGAAGGGCAGAAAACAAAACGCCCACCAAGAAAATTAGGTGGGCGTGATTTGAGCGATTAGCTGAATGGTACCTCTTCGATATATACCGCGTCAAGCTGATTTTTAAATTCGCCTTACACCATGATTTGATAGCGCTTTGCCTGCGCAATCGGGCGGACCGAACGGTCATTCTTCTCCATCTTCACCAGTCCATAGCGAGACATGGTTTTGAGAGTTCGCGACAGGTTGCCCTGCTTGCGTCCCGTGATGTCAGCCAATTCACTGATGGACGCTGGTCGAGAGGTACGGATGACATCTAGCAATGCACGGTTTTCATCGCTCAAGACCTGGGACAACGATCTCATGGATGTAAACCATACCTTCGGGTCAGAAGCCTTGGGCTTGATCTCACCTTTGGCGATTGCCAACATCCGCTCACGGATCTTCTCTTGCGGCGCAATGCCGATTTTGATGACTTTCATTTTGACCTCACTTCTTTCAGTACCGAATCGACCTCGGTAAAAAAGTCTGACAGCAACTGATGTGCATCCTTGAATTCATAAGGCACTCCCTTGTCGGCGACGTGCCTGTGCTTGTGATCAAACGGCAAACGCTGCCCGGAGAATTTGTTTCCCTTGGTTTTGACTGCGTGCGCGTTGTCATAACCTAAGATTCGCTTGCCACTGGGCGCATGCAAAGTCAGCGTATATCTGATGCCGTGTGGAACGTCTTTGCTGGGTTTAACCTCCCAGGCTTCGATCTTGATCCAATAGCCATCCTCCTGATCAATGATCTGGTCATGGAGGTCGAGCAGCGTTCGGATTTGGTGTTCATTCACACGCACAGTATATCACCCGCTGATATTTATTGTGCGGTTTTGTAGCCATAGTGCGCCGCCAGCACCGCGAGCGCACCGACCAGGATGCCTTTGGCCTCGTACTGATTGAGCGTTCGGCCATTCCACCCCTCAACCGCTGACCACTCTTTCACGCTTCGACCCAGGCCTGCCACATGCCAAACGGCGCAACCACCGGGGCTTCTGATCCCGCCCACAGCGTCGAGCGCCTCATGCATGCGCTTTCGCGCCCAGACCACCCGCTCGGTCATGCTGTCCGTCCACTGGCCACCGGGGATACGGGTGAGCGGCGGGGCGCCTGCGAGGCCCATCTGGGCAAAGACAAAGGCTCGGTTGAAGTCTTGCCCGGCATCGTGCATTTGAGTTGTGATCGAACCGTTGCGCAGCAAGATGCCCAAGGAGTCGATGCAGCGAAAGTGCTCGGTTCGGTAGCGGGTGCCTTCTTCTGCTTGGCTGATCCATTCACCAACCCGTCCACCGGGCAGCTTCACCAACGTGCCGTGGGTCAGTGGCTGAGCGATTTGTTTTTTAGCCATAGCGCGCCTCCTTGCCAACAGCGGGGTTTGAGTTTTGTGCCATCACCCAGTGCAAGAGCGCCAACGCATCCGCTTCGTTGGCATCGATCACCGGGTGACCCAAGGCACGCACTGCCTCAGCCACTTCTGCCTTGCCCGCGTTGCCCTTGCCGGTCACATGGCGCTTGATCGTGCCCACGGGTACGCCCTTGTACGGGATCGAATGGTGCTCACACCAGCCTGTCAGCGTTGCCAGAAAGCCGCCGTAGGCGTGCGCGGCATCGACGCCAAGGTGGCGGCGCACCTCCTCGAAATAAATCGCGTCCAGCCCAAGTGCGGCGCCTCTCGGGGCCGTCGTAGCCAGGAGTTCGTCCAACCAGCGACGAAAGCGAAGGTAGCGCATCCCGCCACCTTCGAATCGCTGGGGCTTGAAGCTGACATAGCCGTGGATCATCGTGCGATCAAGTAGGCTCAAGGCCCAGCCAGTCGTGGTGCCCAGGTCCAGCGCCAAAACGGTTGGGGGTTTAGCGTTGGATTGTGAATCTTGTGGGTGATGCATCGGGAAAGTCCTCCAAGGGTGCGAACAAGCGCTCGTGCCCACTTGTTCAAGCGACCTGGAGGAGCTCAAGCATTGCCGGGTCAGGGCTGGTGCGAGGCTCCCTCATGTCCGGTTTCGTTACGGCTACGGGGAAGTCAATGCGGTGCGCAATCGACTGCAAAACAAATTTCAATACTTCATCTTTCAACGCCTAGGCAGGGTGCCCGGGAGTAGTAGAGAGATAGTTCAATATTTATTTATTTCAATCTAGTTCTCCTTCTCTCTGTCTCTGTCTGGGGGGCTTCGCGCGCGCGAGGCTCTAGGGCCCCACTTTTTATAGGTGTATCTCTAGTGGGGGGTTTGAAAGATGAAATTACTGAAGCAAACCCCCCAGGGTGCCGCATGTGACTGATTTATAATGCTTTTAGTATCTGGGTTGGCCTGCCTTTGCTTTGAAGCGTGGTGGCCTCGATCAGCCCGGCCTCGCTCAAAGTGCGCAACACGCCGTCGCGCTGTCGGTGGTCCATGAATTGCGTGCGCCTTGTGAAGTCGCTCTTGGACATGCCAGCCATGCCCGCATCCCGCAAAATCTGCATGGCCCGCTTGTGGTGGGACTCGACCTGGTTCTCGGACACCCGCGCAGAAGCTTCACGGATCGTGAGCTCGGCACAGTGGCGCGAGAGCATGATCCCCCACTCGGCATCGTGGTCCTCGATCTGGGGGTCCACTGGGTCACGCGAGACCGCGCGAATGAGCGCCAACTTGGTGGCGTTCTCCTCGATCCGGGCGAGGATGGAGGAGTAACCGGTGCCCCGAGATGTGCGAAGTCGCTCGACTAACTCCTGGTCAAGCTGGCGGAAGGTGGCTCTGGCTTGCGGCGTCATCGGGACCACGCGAGGGTCCACCAGCACCTCATCGATGGCACCCACATCGGTGAGATTGCCGTTGAGCTTGCCCCCGCCCTGGTGGATAAGGATCAGCCGGTCAATGAGGTCTTGGGGCGGGTCGATGATGCCAAAGGCCTCGTTGCTGTCCGGGAAGTCGTCCTCGCTTTCCATGATCAGAAAGCGGGCCAGCGATCCGTCTGCCACGTTGGACGCCTGCAGCGCCTGCCAAAAGTGCAAGGGCGTCGTGGTGCCATAGATGCAAGCGCAGGGCTGGTGAATGGCCCGGTGGGCGTTGTTGTGCTGAGTGCTGGCGTATTCCACGCCGAAATAGGTGGTGCCCGAGGTGGTGTAGAGCTCGGTCATCAGGTCCAGGATCTCGCACACATAACGCGGCGAACGCTTGCGGTCGGCCGCTGCCGAGAGAAACATCCCGAACTCATCGAGTTGGAACAGGATCGCGGGCTGGCGCTGGATGGCCGTCAAGAGGCCTGAACCCGATGCGATCTTGTTGCCACCGAGGTACTGCAATAAGTTGGCCTTGCGGAACAGTTCGTTGATCACCACACGGCTGTGGTTTTTGCCGGCGCCACTCTCGGCGATGCCAACCACATAAAGGTTCGAACGGATGTTGCTCACGGTTCGGTACTTGCGCCCCATCAAAGCCCCGATCGCACACAGGCTCGCACCGAGTGCAAGCACCGGTTGAGGGCGCTTGGCCGTCGCTGCCATCAAGGCCATCATGTCTGCGATCACACCCCCCACCTGATCCCAGCCGACCGGCATGGGCTTGGGCGGAGGCAGTGAGATTTCCTGGGGCTCAATGGAA